GTCGCCGTAACGCTCCAGCATCCGCTGGTCGGTCATGGCCTCCACGGCATCGCGCAGGGTCGGTGCGGCGTCGATCGCCTTCTGCAACTCGTCACCAGAGGTGAAGCCGTGCAGCGCCGCCAGCGCCTCGAGATCGGCCTGGGGCACCGTGACCTTCGGCCGCGGGTTGTTCTTCTCCCACTGCAGGACCAGCCGCTCGACCTCATTGGCCATCTGGCGCTTGTTGCGCGCGAGGAACTGGCCGCGGGCAATGCCTGTGGCTGCCGCGCCTTCGGGTGTCGCCAGCAGCTCGCCCTTCACCACCCCGGCCAGGCGCTCGGCCTCGGCTTCCCGAGCTGCCAGCCAGTCCTGCACCGCCTTGCGGTCCTGCGGGTCGGTCCGCCGCTGCTCCTTGATGGCGGCGATGGCCTGGTAGACCGGCATCGCCTCGACCTCGGCCCGGACCTCCGTCTCCACCTCCTTGCGGCGTGCGGCGGCTTCCCGCTGCAGCTTCGCGAGAACCTTGGCCTTCGCGCCCTCGGCCCACTTCAGGTCCTTCAGGCTGCGCGCCTCGAGCTCTGTGATCGCCTGCTGCGTGGCGTCGTTGGCCTGGATCTGGTACACGGCCCACTCGTCGTCGGTCATCCCCTCGGGTTTGTTCTGGAACAGCGCCTCGTAGCCGCGCGCTTCCTCGGCCAGCTTGATCTGCTCGGTGGTGGCGAGCATGCGGTCGAAAACGCCGCGAATCTCCTTGTTCAGCCCCACGTTCAGGGCGGAGATGTCACGGTAGACGTTGAGCAGCCACGCGCGGAATCGCTGGAACACGCCGCGCATATCGACCGATGGGGCTTGGCCCTCAAAGAGATATTTTTCGAAGCCACGCGCGAAGTCCTCGTGGTGCGGACGCTTCTGGTCGAGCGTCATTGAGCGCCATGCCTCCGAACCCCCCTCCACGCCGCTCCACCGCAGGAACGCCGCGAAGTCGTCCTTGATCTGCTGCGGCGCGTCGGGCTGGGCGGCGAGGTCGTCGAGCACTTCGAGGAAGAAGTGGCCCGACTCGTGAAGGAAGGTGCTCAGGTCTGCGGCCTTGAGCAGCGCGACCGTGTTCGTCGCCGGGTCGAACGTTCCACGTGCAACATCGGCACGGCCGGGCGGCTTGGGCTTCTCCTGCTTGAGCGGCGCGGCGGCGGGTTGCTTCTGCAGCGTCTCGCGCTGCTGCCGCACATCGGCCAGCATCCCCTGCACGGCCAGTCGGCCCGCTTCGTCGGCGCTCTTGCCCGCTTCCCTGTGCGTGGTGGCGGCAGCGAACAGTGCCTCCCGGTCTTCCTTGGACAGCAGCTTGCCCATCTGGCGGGCGCATCGGACGAGACTCATTGCAAGTACCCCGCGGCGGCGAGTGCCGCTGTTGTGGCGACGAGAACGTAGGCGATGTGCTCGTCCGCCTCGGTTCGACCGACGCGGCTGAATTGCATGCCAGTGAGAGACAGAATCGGAGCCGGCGGCTGCTCAACCTCTCCGCCCGGGATCGTGACGGACTCGGCGAACGTGTTCGACGTGCCGTCAGCAACGACCAGGGAGTGCTCCTGCGTCAGCGTCACGGTGCTGCCCGTGGTGCTGCTCACGCTGGCCTCTGGCACCAAGTCGATCGCGGAGGAGCCCTGCGCGATGGTGACCGTACTGCCGTCGACCGCGCTGCTCCCCGCGGCCACTTGGAGGAGGTGCTGCTGGCTTATGGCCGGCGAGCTAGCTGTCGTGGCCGACGTGCCTGCTGCGACCGTCAGCGCTTGCTGCTGGGTGACTGCCGGCGTGCTGGCACTGGTACTGCTGGTGCCAGGCGCCACCGAAAGCGCATGCTCCTGCGTGAGTGCGACGGTGCTGGCGGCGGTGCTGCTAGTCCCGCTTGCTACCGTCAGGGTGATCGCGCCGATGCTCGAGCCGAAGAACCAGTCCGTCCAGGCGACAGAGCCTGACTCGGTAGGGTCGTTCGGGAGTATCTGCTTGCGAAGCGGCGAACCGCCAGTCGTGCGCTGCTGCAGGCGAAGCAGCCATGCGCTTCGCTGCGGTCGACCGTTGCCAGCAGTTGCCACGGGTTACGTTACCCGTTCGTCTGGATGAACTGGCCCGCGATCGGCGTGCCGGTCGTGGTGCTGGGAAGGAACACGGGCCAGAGGCAGGATCCGTCGAACAACTCCGGCATGCCTGCCGTGAGCGCGTCGATCGCGTTGGGCACGCCAGCGGCAATGAGCTCCAGCGCCGCCACCACACGATAGGCCACGAGGTTGAAGGTGCCTGAGAGCCAGCTGGTGCTGAGCGTCACGCTCTGCACCGAGCGCACGCCGCGGTCACCCGCTTGCAGGCTGACTTGGTGGAACGCGCCGGCCAGCGCGCCGCTGCCGCCCACCACGGTCCCGGATCGGCCCGACGTGCCGAGCTCGTTCGTATAGCTGACGGTGATGGTCGGCGCCGCCGCGCCCATCACGGCCGACACCTCCGCCGCGATGAACACGCCCTCGCCGTTCGTGCTGCCGTTGTTGTCCCGCGCCGGCCACGCGGGGCTGGTGATCGCCTGCGCGCCGTTGGTGGTCACGTTGATCCCGCCGTTGCTCCAGAGCCGATCGCACAGCAGCAGCAGGCCAGCCTGCGCACCGGAGACTCCTTGGAACCGCGCGAGGTACTGCTTCGCCGCACCGTCGACGAATCCGAAGCAGCCGGCCAGCGGCTGCGTGTGCGTGCTGCCGTTCAGGGACGCCGCGGGGGCGCTGCCAGCGCCAGGCATGCCGGCAAGGTAGAACAGCGACTGCGCACGGGCGGCAACCATCGTGGGCGTCGCCAGCTTCGCGAGGTACTGTGGCGGCTGCATGCCGGCGATCACGCCGTCGAGAGTGGTGATTGCCATGGCTACGTGGGCTGGCCGACGTTGTACGTGTGCGACGGGATGTTCATGATGTTGCCCAAGGTCAGCACCTGGTCGCTCGTCTCGTCGGTCACGTAGAGGACTGCACCGCCTGTGCTGTCCACGTGCGCAATGTGCAGGTTCGGCGTTGCGCCGGAGTTCGCGGTCACCGGGACGGCGTTCTTCGCCGCGATCGTGGTGGTGCGCGCGGCGCCTGCGGCGCCAGACTGCACGTAGTCGCCGGCGGCCATGTCGACGCTGCCGCAGCTGTTACCAGTCACGGTCGCATAGCTGTCACCAGCGGCGTACGCCTTGATGACGTGCATCTTGATTCGGCCCGCCGTGGCGGCGAGTGCGCGGATCAGGTCGCTGCCACCGTCAAGAAGGCTCGCGCTTGCCCATTTCGCCATCAGTTCCTCCTGATCGTTGCACGCACCGGCACGAAGTGCCCGCTATCCATGCCCCATTCGAAGTGCAGGTCGCAGTCGGCAGGCGGCGGGATGTTGACAGTCGCCTCCACTCGCGGCGAATCCACGGTGACGTTTGGCGCGGCGACGTTGACCTGCGGAGGCTCGGCGGGCGCCGGGATCGGTCGGGCCTCCAGCGACGTCACCCGCTCGCGCAGCGCGGCAACCTCACGCAGAAGTGCCTCTTGCCGCTCGGCCATTTCTTGGGCAAGTTCGTCGAGCGTCATCCGATGCACTCCAGCAACTTCTGCAAGGCGTCCTCGCGTTGTGTCAGGCGCTGCACTTCTGGATGGACGGCGGCCTCGGCCTGAGTCGTCGGCGCCTGCTGCCGATCACCCTGCTGCTCCAGCACCGACTCCGACACCGGCCCCTGCGCAACGATCCGCGGCGCGAACTGATTGAACAGGTCCTCAGGCATGACCTTCAGCCGCGCCGCCTGCACCGCGAAGAAGTTGGCCCACATGGCCGCGTACGGCCCGTTCACGTCCTCGGTGAAGCGGTTGGCGGCGGTGAGCTGGCCGAGGACGTTCTGTTCCACCGCGCGCGCACTGTCCTTGAAGGCCGTATCGACCTGATGCTCCGCGAGCGCCTTCTCCACCTCGGCTCGTGCCGTCTCGGCCTGCGTCTGCATGTACGCCTGCGCGCCCGCAGCGCTGAAGCCACCCGGGTCGGTCTTCAGGTGCTCCACCAGCGACTGCTCCAGTTCGGTGCCGGGAAGCCGCGTCATGAGTTCGGCCGTGGGAATCGCCACGTCCTGCCCCGTCTGCAGCGCCTGCGTGATCTGCGCGGCGGCGCTGGGCGCGACCTGCGCCAGCTGCGTGAGGTCGATCCCGGCCGCCTGCACGTCCTTGGGGTTCACATAGACCTTCTCCAGTGACCCGTCCTCGGTGGCCGACTGCAGGAAGCCTTCGAAGGTGGCGGCGTCACGCTCGCGCACCTTGGAGGCGGCGGCGAGCGTCGTGAGTTGCTGGAAGGCGGCGGCTTGCTGCTGCGCCTTCTCGGCCTCGTACTGTTCGGCCTGATGGCGCATCGCGGTGTTGCGCAGCACCGATCCGGCGCCGGCCATGACGCCGGACTGCACCAGCGTGGAGATGGCGGTCTGGTAGGCGGCGCCCGGGCGCTCGGCCCAGAACTGCGCCCAGGTCTTCTCCGGGTTCGCGATGGCCGTGTCGATCGCATCCTGCACGAACGTGGCAACCTGCTCGCCGGGAATCTCGCGCGCCAGCAGGCCCGTGATGAACTCGCCCGCGCCTGCCCGCCCGAACTTGTTGACCAGGAATCCCATCGGCAGCAGTTCCGTGGCGACTTCGACGGCACCTTCTCCCAGCGCGCCGGCCGCAGCCTGGCCGGGCGTGCCACCACGAGAGCGGTACTTGCCGTACGCCTCGCCGCCTTGCTGCAGGCCGGCCCATGCCAGGGCCGGCGCCGGGTTCATCGTGAGGAAGGACGCGGCCAGGCCGGGGGCGTTGCTGACGATGCTCTCCAGTCCGCCGTAGATCGCCTGCGCGGTGGTGCTCTGGAACTGCGGCCCGGCGGCGGCTGCGCGGGCGCTGAAGATGTCGCGGCGGCGAATGGCGGCGGTGGGATCGAGCCCGAGCGCATCGGCCGCCGCGATGCTCATGCCGGCGCTCATGGAGCGGAAGCGGTCGGCGCTGAACAGCCCCTCCGTGACGGAGCCTTCATCGGGGTGGAGCTCGCCCCGCCGGATGAACGTCTCGCCCACGCGCCCCTGCGAGCCGCGCGCAGGCATGGGGCGCTGGAAGGGCTCGCCCAGCGTGCCCCGCACCGCCCTGCCCGCCGCCTGCGCCCCCCGGAAGGCTTCCTCGGAGTACGGCAGGACTTCGGCGGCGGCCGGCGAGAACATGCCGCTGATGGCGCCCTCGAGCCGCGAGAGCACCCCGCTGTCGTCCCGCGCCAACTTCATGAAGTCCGCGTCGCTGTACTTGGCGCGCAGCACGGGCGCGGCGGTGGTGTCCCGGTGGATCTTCTCCACTTCAGCCTGCCGCGAGGCTTCCTCCGGCATCGCCTCCACCGCGGCCGGTGGCATCCCCAGGAACTGCGCGGTCTGGCGCGCTCGACCCGCCGCGTCAGGATCGACACCGTAGGTCAAGGTCGAACTCGCAGCAATCCCCGCACGGCCGCTTGCCGCGCGCCGGCTCTCGTACTCGTTCAGGAAGTCGTCGTAGCTTGGCATGGTGCTACTTCTTCGGCGGCAGGATCAGGTCACCCGCCGGTGACTTCGACAGCAGGTAGAAGCGCCGCAGGTTGTCCTCGGTCGGCTCGTACTCCGGCGCGTGCGTGCGCTGGTACAGGCGCTGCATGGCCTGCGAGAGCGCCTGGCGGTCAGGCTGCGGAATGACGACCCGCTGCGCCTGATCGCGCGTGAGGCCGATCACCGGCACGTCCTTGTTGCTGCTGAAGATGCCCGGGTTCACCGTGACCGTGCGCGCCATTTCCTCGCGCATCAGCTGCATCTTCTGGTCGCGCGCGAGCGGCTTGCCGCCGGATTGCTGCACCGCGGCGATGCGCTGCTCGATGCGATAGCGCAGCTCGCCCTTCGCCTCCTTCTGGTCTGGCGTGGCCTTGTCGTCGATCGGCAGCCCCATCTGGCGGGCGAGGTGGTCGAAGTCGTCCGAATCCATCTTCGCCTCGGCGAGCTTGCCGGGATTTGCCGACAGTTGCCGCTTCTTCTCCATCAGGTGCCCCGTCAACTCGTTGCCCAGCGACGGAAGCAAGTTGATAACTTGGTTTTCCGACATGCCGGCGAGAACGTCCGGGTTGCTGTACTGCAGGTAGGCGCCGAAGCCCTGGCGCGCGAGCCGGCGCTCGTAGCGGCTTTCCGCGGCATCGGCGCGCGCCTCGCGTGCCGCCTCTCTGCCCTCGCGCGCCGCGGCCTGTTGCTCGTGGCGGAGTGCGCGGTTCTCGATGAAGTCCATGATTTTTCGCTGCTGCTCGCCATCGAGCTGCAGGAACTCCGGCATGCCGCGGATCTGTGAGCCGCCCGAGCCGTTCATGACGGCCAAGTTGACTTTCGCCTGCAGCGCATCGTCTCGCTCATGGCGTGCGTCCTTGAAGGCGGCTGCGCGCTCCTTCAGGTGGGCGATGCCGACCTTCTTGGCCTCGTCGCCCAGGCTCGACTCGCGGATCGCCTGCTCCAGCTTGTCCAGTTGCACCGGGTCGCGGTCACTGCGCGGACCGAGCGTCTGCCACACAGCATCGGCCTGCGTCTCGCCCTGCTTCGTGGCCGTGGCCTTCTGCGCGAAGGCACCGACCTCCGCCTGCTGGCTGCCCTCGATCTCGTCCTTGTTGGCCGCGAAGTACGCCTGCGCCGCCTCAGGTTGATCGCGCACGAGCCCCTGGATCACCTGCTTGTGCAGATTGGTCAGGTACGTGGTGCGCGCGCCATCGGCCATCTCCGGCGTCCACCCGTTTACCTGCGCGCGCAGCTGGTTGCGCTTGAGGATGTCCGCCTTGGCGGTGGCGATGAGGTCCGGGTTGGTCGGGTTGGCCGCCGCAAGGTTGATCGAACCCACGATGGAAGCCTGCGCGGACTCGTCCAGCGACGCGCGGCGCTGGCCCGCTTCGAAGCCGCTGAAGGCGCCCACGGCCGCCGCGCGCTGCTTGGCCACTTCCTGCTGGAACAGGCGCTTCGCGTGCGGGCTGGTGATTCCTTCGCTCGCCTTGCCCGCGTTCTGGTCCCACCACTCGCCGACCTCCTTCGTGACGCCCCACGCCTGCTGCCCCTTGCGCTGCTTGGCCTCGCCTTCGAACTGCAGGTAGTCGCCCTTGATCTGCGTCTCGGCGCGCATCAGTTCGTCGGCGTCCTGACGCTCCTGCAGCCGCTCGCCGATGTCCGCGAGCGCGCGGCCGGCCTCGCCCAGCTGCTGGTTCTGCAGCATCCCCGGCGAAACGCTGGAGCGCTGGTACGCGCTCGGCAGCCCCTGCGGAGCTACGCTCGGACCATCGACGGTAGGGACTCGCATGGCCATCAGCGGGCCTCGTACCATCTGGCCGCGACCCTGCCGGCCGACGAGAGCAGCGATGTGCCTGCGGCCATGAGCGGGCTTTCACTGTCCGCCCGCGACTTCAGGAGATCCGACTCGCTCGTGAAGTTGCTGGCCTGGTTGCGCAGCGCCCACGCTTCCTTGGCCGCGTTGTCCTTCAGCGTCGCCGCGTCGATCTCGCCGAAGTACTCGGTGTCGGTGAGGATGTTCAGTGCCGAGCCCGTGCCGAGATCGACGCCGCTTGCGGCCATGCGAGCGCGCTGCGTTCCCTTCAGCTGGTTGGTCTTCAGGCGCGACTGATAGACGGCGCGGTCGCCGCGAGCGAGCGCATCCTGGGCTTGCCACTGCGCGACCTGCGCGTTGTTGCGGTTGATCTGTGCCTGCGCGCCGTACGCCGCCTTGCTCGCCTGGCTGTTGCTGTAGGCGCTGGCGACACTCATCCCGGCTCCGAGCGCCTGGAGCATCATCGGTTCAAACCCGGTGCACATCGTCTAGCCTCTTGGTCAGAACTCTCGTGGGCATGAGCGTGTACCCGAGCCGCTGGTACGCGCGCACGGCAACCTCGTCGCTGATGCCGGCACTGACGCCGAGCGTCAGTTCCTCGATACCGAAGTCCATCGCCCACGACTCCAGGGCGCGCACCAGCAGGATGAAAGCTCGCCCGCCGCGGTACTCGGGCTTCACGTACACCATCAGGTCGGTGGCATAGCGCTCCGGCCCGAACCATCGTTCTCCGGCCATCATGGCTGCAACGCCGACGAGTTTCCCGTCCTCTTCTGCGACGAACAGCGCGCCGCCGGAGCCGATCACGAGCGCCCACACCATGCGGCGCATCTTTCCCACATCGAGCGCCTTGTCGCGGTAAACGGGACTCTCCGCATGCATCGCAGTCCACATGGCCACGACTGCATCGGTGTCCGCGTTCTTTCCCATGCGCGCTGTCGTCACGTCATCCTCCCGTGGCCACGTCGAGCGTGAGCGCCAGCACCGTCATGGGCAGCGGCGCCGACTGCCGAATGCACGCACTGCCGTCGTCCTGCCACTGAGAGCTGATCTTGAAGCGCACGATCCCGGTCTTCAGCCCCGGCGGCGCGCCCCAGTTGTCGGCGATCGTGCGTGTGGGCGCAGTGGTGAGCCGCTCGAAACTCGGGCCGGACTGAATGTTGGACGAGGAGAGCACGCGCAGTGCCACCTCGTTGACGTTCTTCACGACACCCTGGCCGAAGGCGGCTAGCGCCTCCGTCGCGAGAGGAAGAGTCTGCGCGTCGCCGTTGTAGGCAAGACCCACATGGACCGTGCTGGCCGCAGCGGAAAGCGTGATCTGGCCGCCGGTTACGGTAAGCGGCCCCTGCACGCCTCCGTCGGCAAGCGCCATCACAGGCAGGCCCTCCACGTGCCACAAGCCGCGGATGACGCTCGTCGCGGCGCCCGAGTACGTGGCGCCCGAGTCCACGAAGAAGGCGTCCTGCAGCGCCGCAAACTGGCGCGTGTGCATGCGCTCGATGTAGAACCATGACTGCCCCTGCACCGTGCGCTCGACGACAGCGTACAGGCCGTCTTCCTCGCCTTCTGGAATAGCGCACACGGACCTGAACGCGCCTTGCGTGTCGTGCTTGTGCCACGCCTTCACCTCGTGCTCCGGCTGGTGGGTCATGCCGAGCAGAACGCCGTCGTCTCGCACCGCCCACATGACTTGGTAGGGTGTGCGCGAATAGCTCACCTGCGTGATGCCGTGGAAGTCGAACAGGTGCGGCGCGAGCACCGACACGTCGTCGGCCACATAGCCCTGCGACTCCCACTTGTATGTGAGTTCCCGGATGTGGCTGCCGCGGTCCTGCACATAGAGCGCCGACATGCCCGCGGCTACCGGCTGCACGTTGGACGCGCCCACATACGACTGCGGCTTGACGCTGAAGCTCGCTGGCGTGAGCGCACCGCCGTCCGAGGCTGCGATGCGCCAGACGCCCCCGGACGTGAGCGCGAGCAGGTCGCCCAGAGGCACGAGGTGCCTGATCGTGTTGGCTTCCCTGGAGACGATCCTCGCGGTGATCGCATCGTCATCCTGCGTGGGGATGGAGTACGACAGGTTCTTTTCCGTGCCGGATCTCGTGGCCCAGAACGTCTGCGGGTTGAAAGCGCTGCCGCCGAAGGTGCGCCGCTGCTCGTAGTAGCTCACGGCCCGCGGCGAGTCGCCCGCGAATGGCGTGTTCTGGATCGGCGGCGTCTTGGAGTAATCGGGCGTGATGTTCTCGTCGCGGAAGACCGAGCCGTCCGACTGGCCGATGTACCCGGCCAAGCCTGCCGTGCCGACGATCTTGTAGATGTTGTAGCGCACCGCTCCAGCCACTGTGCCGGTCGTGATGTCGTTGTGGTTGCCGGCGACCGTCAGGTCGATGGTGACGGAGGTGCCGGTGGACGCGACGCTTTCCTCCAGCGTGCCGCTCACGAGTGCGGTCGTCACATAGGTGTAGTCGCTCGGTGTCCCGCCGCCAGGACCGCCGGCCGTCACGGTGGGCGCTGCCGGTGCAGCGAGCGTCGCGCCCCAGGAGATGGTGGTGAGCGTCCAGTTCGTCGCGCTCAGCCTGCGCAGCTCGCGCGTCTCGTACAGCTGGTGCGCGATCGTGAGCACGTCAGCTGACTGCACATAGTGCAGGTCGAACACATCGGCGGCAGCGTAGGGGCTGGCGATCTCGTACACGCGGGCCACGGTGCCGGAAGTGAATGCCGGCATGGCGGTCGTGTCGATCACGTTGCCGAACATGTCCGCGACCGCAAAGTGATTCGCGTCGGGGACCGTGGAGACCTGCAGCCAGCGGTTGGCGAAGTCGGTCATGCCGCCGGCCATCGTGGAGAACAGCACCTGCCCGGGCGTGAACCCGTGGGCGGCGACATTGAAGATGCCGGGGTTCGCCTGGGTGACGCCAAGCACCGTCTTGCTCGCCTCCAGCAGCGTGCCGCCAGCGGCGTGGAAGCGGATGTAGCCCTCTCCGAACTCCAGCGCGAAAGACTGATCGGTGTTGAAGACGAAGGGGATCAGCGCAGGCGCCGATGGCCCCGGCTTGGCGTGGATCAGGTATTCGAAGCCGGGCCGGTTCTCGATAGGCCCTTGCGGGGTGACGAGGAAATTCAGGCACTTCGCCAGGCCAGACTGGAACTTCGCGAGATCCACGCGCCCGTACAGCACCGGAGCGATCTCGCCGCCGGCAAAGGAGCGGGTGAATGTCTTGACGCTCATCAAAAACCTGGGTACGCCGTGCGCAACCGGGGATCGTCCACGATGACGTTCGTGGCGTAGTTGCGAGCCACGATCCATGCCGGGCGATAGTTCGAGATGTCCCGGTGACCGAGGCGCGCGTCAGCGATGCATGCCGCAGCCAGTTCCTGCTTGAAGATGGCCAGTTCACCCTCGGACGCCTTGATGCCTGTGTCGCCCTTGAGGATGGGGCCTGCGAGGAAGGACGCCAGCAGTCGTGCGATCGCGAGCACCACCAGCGGCGGGAAGGTCGTATCGGTGACGGTGCCGATGTAGCGCAGCGTGGCCGTGGGCACGTTCGTGTACATGACCCGGGAGCCGTCGTCCGCGGACTCCATGAGGTAGGGGAAGCTGCCCCCATCGGTCTGCAGCGTGCCGAAGTCCACCGCCGGCACACCTGGATAGAGCGCCGACAGGGGGCGCAGGCAGTCGCTGGGAAGCGTGTACGCATACGCCCAATCCGCTGCGGCAGGGTTGGTCGCCAACTGCGCGACGAGTGCGCGCTTCGTGGCGAAGCTCCAGTCGAACGAGGCGAGCACTGCATCACGCGCGATCGGATAGAAGCGCCCGCAATGCGCGGCCTGCATAGTGCCGTCAGGCGGCGTGATGGCGATGACGTTCGCCTCGTCGCCGAGGTGCGATAGCGCAAGGTTGCAGATGTCGATGGCGGAAGGCACGGCGGGTGTGTCCTTGGAAAAAGGGCCGCGCTAGGCGGCCCTGGGTTGCTGCATGCTGACCCGGCTCAGCGCGCACGCGCCCCGAGAAGCTTGGCGATGGCAGCGCGCTCGTCTTCCTCCTGCTGGCGCATGCGCTCCTTCTCCTCGCGCCGCGCGACGCCGCGCTTCTCGGCCGCCGCGTATTCGGACTTGTCCACGGGGACGAACCAGCTCTTCTCGTCCTCGGGGTAAGGGGCGAGGTTGCGGGTGTTGTCGAATTCCTCGCCGATCTCCTTCACCCCGTTGTACTCACCCTTCTTGATGGCGCGCACGCGCAGCGGGTGCTTGTAGTCGGCGTCCTTGCTCGACTTGCGCGCGGTGGGGCCGCCGGCCACTTCGGGCGAGTTCAGCGGCGCAACCGCGGCTTGCGGGTTGCCGGCGCGCGCCGCGATGGCGTAGTCGTAGTTGCCGGCCGCCGGGTTGTGTTCGCCTGGGTTGCCGATCACCGGGCTGTGCACCGGGTCGCCACCGGCCCGCGTGGCCGACGCCTTGCCGTTGGTGTTGGCGGTGCCCGAGGGCCGTTCCTCGTAGGCTCTGCCGGCACCCGGGGGCGTGCCCTTGGTGCCGCGTGCCTGCTCCTTGGCCTCCTTCTTCTGGTCGTCGTTGAGCGTCGGGTCGCGGTCGATTTCCTGCTCGCGAATGGCCAGGTTGCGCTCCATTTCTTCCTGCGCCGCCTTTTCGGCCGCCTTGTCGGCGGCAGTGGCTTTGTCTTGCGTTGCCATGTCTTTCTCCTTCTCGGATTACGGACCGACCTTGAAGCCGGAAGCGAGGTACTGCTGCAGGTCGGCGTCGAGCACCACGTAGGCGCTGAGCGTGCCGGCAGTGAGGACCGCCGTGCCCACGCGCCAGACCACGCGCGTGTAGCGACGCAGCGTGCCGGGGAAGCGGGCCATCGCGATGGTCTTGTTCGCGCCGAGCGCAGCCAAGGCGAGCGCGGGGCTCACGGCCATCACGTCGGCGAACGTGGAGTTGTCCGCCGAGTCCTGCAGCACGACCTGCACGGTGGCCGCGCCGCCGGAGGTGACGGCGGCGACCGTCTTGGCGATCAGCCAGAGGCCGCCGCCGGGGCCATAGGCGCCAGCACCGGAGCTGCCCGGGCCATGGTCGTAGCTGTTGCTCGATGCCGTATCGCCCGTAGCGGTGACGGCTTGCGCGGCGGCGTAGGTTGCTTGGTTGTCGAGGATCATGGTGGTTCTCCTGCGCCGTTACACGATGCGCGCTTCGGTCGTGAGGATGCGGTCGACCGTCCGGATGGGCGTGCCGAAGAAAACGAGGTCCTGCTGCATGCCGCCGGGGCGCACGTTGCCGAACTGGTTGGCGCCGGCCTGGATCGACAGCGCGTTCTGCGAGCGCGACAAGGCTTGCACCTGCAGAAGCGACTTCACCGTGCGGTTGGCGTAGAAGACGGCGGTGCCCATGCCGGGATTGGGGATCAGCGCCTGCGCGCGCACCATCAGGTTGGGCAGCCACGTCGCCGCGGTGGACGCCTGCGTGCCGGTGCCGGCGATGAGGTCCGACACGTCGATGTTGGCGATGCGCACGATGTAGCGCCAGTCGCGCACCGACAGGCCCGCCTTCCACTTCCACAGGTCGCCGTAGGCGCGGTAGCGGTTGTTCAGCTCGTCGAAGGCGTCGTACTCGCCGAGGTCCTGGTGCTCCAGGCCCGCCTGCGATCCCTTGGGGAAGATGCCGTAGACGGTGTTCTCGCCCCACACGACCAGCCACACCGAGGTGTTGTCGCTGCCCGTGCCGCCCGCGTCGATGATGTTGCCGCCGTTGCCGGCAGTGAGGCTGGAGAAGCGCGGTGCGAGACCCGTGAACCGTTCCGGGTTCACCGCCGTGTCGCCGTAGATGATGGTCTCGGCCATGTTCTGGTTCATGGACTCGAGGAACGGGCCGGATTCCGCCAGGCGCCAGGCCGCGGAGTTGCCGTTCAGCCGATAGGCCTCGACGTCGACCTCGGAGCGCGCCTCGAGCATGCCGATCGCATCGGTGACCGACGCGCGCGTCGCCTTGCTGGGGGGCACACCCTGGTACAGCTTGCGCCAGATCGGCACAGGCAGGCCGGTGAGGATCGAGGTCTTGTGGCCGGTCGGCAGGTTGCCCTCTTGGAAGGGCATGTCGCGCAGGATCTCGCTGGTTTGCGTGAGCAGGTTGATGGTGCGCGCGACTCGCCCGTCAGGGTCCAGGCCCTGGGCGATGTCGAACAGCGTCATCGCACCGGCTTTGGTGGGAAGCGTTGCCATTGGTTGGTCCTATTCGATGGGGTTACTGTTTGCCGTAGAAGACTTCGGCGTCGGACTTGGAGCCGGAGCCGCCACGTCCAGGCACGAACCCGTCTTCGCTGATGGCCTTGCCCACGCGCAGGAAGAAGCGCAGCACCTCGGGGTGGTCGCCCGCTCCAGTCACGTCCAAGACCTTCTTGAGCAGCGGGGTGCCGAAACGGTCGCGTGCAGCAGCGGCGATGGTCCTGTTCTCTTCGAACTTGTCCCCGCCGATCTCCTTGTCGGATTTCGCGAGCTCCTGCCACTTGTCAGGCGTGCCGCCGACCGGCTCGTAGTGCTCCGCGATGCGTTGCTGCATCGCCTCAGCGCTCTTCTGCTGCACCTTCACCTGCAGATCCACGACCTTCTGCGCCGTCGCTTGCGGCAGGCCCGCTTCCTTCGCGATGGCCGTGAACTCGGTCATCACCGCTTCGTCGGCTTGGACGCCTTCGGGCAGCGTGAACGGCTCGTACTTCTCGGGTGCGGCAGCCGCGGGAGCGGGTGCGGGCGATGGTGCAGGAGACGGCGCGGGGCCAGGCGCAGGCGTGCCATCGGCAGGCGCCGGAGCAGGTGCTGCCGGTGCTGGTGCGGGAGCGGGCGGATCACTCGCTGCCGGTGCCGGGGCTGGTGCGGTCGCTACTTCGCTCATGTTTCAGGTGTTCCCGTTGAAGGTGTTCCCGTTGCATATCGATAAGTCCCTTGGGGCAGTGCTGCGTGAAGATGTTCATCAGGGTCAAACCGACGTTGCGCATGCCCTCCTTGAAGGCCATGGACAGCGCCTCGCCGGTCCAACTCGTCTGATGCTCACCACACATCTCCAGCACGCGGCGCGCAACGCGCCGGCCTTGCTTGGAACCCATGAGCCACTGCCAGTCACTGATTTCGACTTCCATCTCCAGCCGGGCGTCGAGCCGTGCTCGCTCCCGGTCGAAAGGGTCCCTAATACGGCGATCTGCAAGTGGCACGCGAGGAAGTGTCGGCAGGGGTTGCCGGCTCGCGCGTACGGAGGGACAGTGGGCGCGGCGGCCAGGTTCGAACTGGCGTCTCCGGTCTCTAGGGCCCGGCGACCTACCGGCTGGTCTACGCCGCTATTGAGGCTTCCGCTCCAGCTTCTCGACCCTGCGGCGCTCCGCCTCGACGGCGGCGTCCTGAGCGGCGAAGAAGAGCTTTGCAGTCTCAGGCGCCCGACGCTCCGCGGCAGCATGCGCGGCGGCGTACATCTCTTCAACACTGCCGGGAAACCAGTAGATGGCGGCCATCTTGCGAGCGTGCTTCCAGTCGTAGCCGCAGTACCGCGCCCACAGCAGTTGGTACAACCCGGCACCGAATCGGTTGTGGTGCGGATGCTCGTCGAAGCGATGCAGCCAGCGGAGGAATCGAAACAGGGTCTGGCTTCTAGCCACCGCCGCAAGAATGATATTGGGCTTGGTCATGGTTACTGCATCCCAGGAACGCCGCCAGCGAACCCGCGCACGATGTTGCTCAGGGCGTTGTTGCCGTCCATGTTCGCCCCGGCCAAGTTCTTGGCGGTGGCGGATGCGCGCTCCGCGGCCTCGGCTTGAGCCTGCTGCTGCATGGCTTGCGCGCGCTGCTGGCGGATGACCTCGATCTCCTCCTTGCCGCGCAGGATCTCTGGATCGACGCCAAGGTAGGCGCCCGCCTTGCTGATGACGATATCCGTGTCGATCGTGTCCCACACAGACGGGTCCT